ATCCCAGCTATTAGAAAAACAGGCTCTTATTCTATGGTGATTCCACAGACATTGCCTGAAGCCCTTAGAGCATATGCCGATGAGGTAGAATCACATAATGCAACGAAAGCCATTGTAGCACAACAAGAACAGCAGATTGCGGAATTTAAACCGGTTAAGGATTACGTAGATAAAATTCTCTCAAGTAAATCCTGTTTAGCGATTACTCAAATTGCAGCTGACTATGGGCTTAGTGCTCAAGAGTTAAATAAAATTTTGCATGAAGCTGGTCTACAACGTAAGGTCGGTGATCAATGGATTCTGTACAAGCAACATATGGCTAAAGGTTTTACCAAATCAGAAACCTTTACATTCTGCAGAAGTGATGGTCGCCTAGATTCAAAAATCACGACTAAGTGGACACAAAAAGGCCGCTTAGAAATTCATAGTATCTTAACAAAATTAAACATTCACGCTGTATGTGAAGACGTAGCATAGGAGGCACACAATGGCAAATGAAGTAGTAACAAGAAGCAATACTAATCTACCTGGTTTTCAATCTGCAGAGGGGTTTGAATTACTACAACGGCAAGCGAAAATGTTTACACATTCCACGCTAGTTCCGCAACAATTCCAGGGGGAACAGAATATGGGGAACGCTATTATCGCCTTAGAAATGGCAACCCGAATGAACGCTAGCCCGTTAATGGTGATGCAAAACTTATATATCGTATATGGTAATCCTGGTTGGTCCTCTAAATTTTTAATTGCCACGTTTAATCAATGTGGGCGGTTTGAAGCTATTAAATATAGACCCACTGGTGAAAAAGGGACAGACTCTCAAGGTATTATTGCTTATACTCGGGAGAAAGGCTCAGATGAAATTATCGCAGGTCCTGAAGTAACCATCGCACTGGCTAAACAAGAAGGCTGGTACGATAAAAAAGGCTCTAAATGGAAAACGATGCCAGACCAAATGTTACGTTATAGAGCAGCAGCTTGGTTGATTCGGACTACGGCGCCTGAAATTTCAATGGGCTTACAGACTGCGGATGAAATCATCGATGTTGAGGGTAGAGTTGTTGATACTGCAGATGTAGTTGCAGAAACAATAGATAAGAATGCCAATAGCGAAGTAATCGATATTGAGCCCACGTCTACAAGTGAATTCGTAGATCCTGAAACAGGCGAAGTCGTCAATATGTTTGGTGATTAATTGTGATTAGTATTCAAGCATTCGGTAGTAGCTCAAAAGGGAACTGCTACCGAATTAAAACCTCAACTAATGGGAATGAATTATTACTAGATGCAGGATTAGCATTTAAAGACATACAGCGTTATTGTCGATTTAATTTTGTGCATCTATGCGGTGTATTAGTGACTCATCAACATGGCGACCATTGCAAGGCCGTTTCTGACTTATTAAAACTCGGACATCGCGTGTACATGCTAAAAGACACGGCTGAGGCTATCTATGTTGCCGGACATCATAAAGCGGTCTATATAACGCCTAAGATTCAATTTTCTGTTGGTAATTTTGCTATATTGCCGTTTGAATTAGAACATGACGTTCCGAATGTTGGATTCTTAATTTCTGACGGCGAGGAGAAACTACTATATATTACGGATACATATTATTGTCGGTACACGTTTAAAGATGTGAATCATATCATGGTCGAGTGTAATCATTCATATGAAATCCTAAACCAACGCGTTGACGATGGATGCCTACATGAGAAACGCATGGAACGATTAATTCAATCCCATTTTTCGTTAGAGAATGTTATTAAATTTCTAAAGTCTATGGACCTTACTAAGTGCCAGGACATTCGACTACTTCATTTATCTGATGAAAACTCTGATGCAGCTATGTTTAAACAAGCTGTTGAAGCCGCTACCGGTAAATATGTAGTCGTAGAACAAGAAAGGAGTCCATTATGATTGTTAAATCTATTCAAATTACAGATAACGATATCAATATCGCCTATCAGAAACCATCTGCTACAGGCTTGACCGATGTCTTTACCATTAAATCTAAAGATGATCCACGACCTGAACTCATGCAAGCATTCAGTCGATTACAGGCTATTATGAAAAAGAACTTTGAATTCCTGGAAGAGTTTAATATCCCGTTTGTCGTAAGGCAATTCAAGTTTAAATATGGTGTTATCGAGGACGTGGTGGAGAAAGTCAGCGTTGAAGGCATTATACAAGATGCCAACTCTACTGATGAACTGAAATTTAAGACCGATTGGTTGTCGGTAGAGTATTCAGACCGTACATTTGCTATTTCAGTGCAAGACTTAATCGATGAATGCGTGAAATTTATTATGGGACGTCGAGCCCAGAATAATTTATTTGTAGATGAGGAATGATGAATGGCCAAGGATGTATATTACTTCAGCCACGATGTTAATGCGAGCAATGATCCTAAAATCGTAGCAATGGAGTCAGAATTTGGGGTTATTTCATATGCATGGTGGTGGAAATTAATTGAAAAACTTGCTTCATCTGAGGACTACAGACTTCCTTTTAAAAAATACACATTTATAGCTCTCGATAAAGAACTAGGAATT